GGCTACGATGTTGATGATAAGTCTATGTATGGCCTTGACTCTCGATATATCACAATGAGTGGCAGCTGGGATAACATTGAGAATCTACAGCCATACGTCCGTAGGCTTATCAATATCATTGCAAACCGTTATTATGCCGCAACTGGTCAAAAATTAGCCATTACATCGTTGACTGGTGGCTCGGGACACTCAAATTCTCCGTGGGGACACTATGCGGGGTATAAAGCAGACTTGTCCATAGACAATAATGGGGCAGTACTTAAAGATATTCTTGGAGATTATGGTGTTTCTGCCGCGGTTGAAAGTGGCACTCACTACGATGTGTCCTTTGGTCAGGGTAACGACGGAAGAACTGTTGACTCTGCATCAGGCCCTCTTGTTGGTGATGGTACAGGCACCGAAGCATGGAATCGCTATCACAATGGCCCGATGCAGGGCAATGCTAATAGTATTCGTAAACCGTCTTTCTGGGATGGTCGCAAGAGTACCCTTGCAGATTTCACAAGAGATCAAATTGCAGAAACTATCTATGACCAAGACCGTCAGCAAAAACTCTACGAAGCGAAGAAGAAAAACATCGAGTATCAGATGAAGATTCATGGCGATACCTATGAATTACTTCGTGCAAACGATGCAAGCGAAAAGTCATACTATGAAGCCGTAGAGAAAAACCGTAAGGGATGGGTTGAGACCTATGATAATCTTACGGACGATATTGACGAATACCTTAATCAGCACGTAGAAATCAAAAATAAACTCGACGGCAAAAGCATTTATGACATGCCACAGGACGAATTAAGAAAGCTCGCTGATTTAACCAGTAAGAAGGATAATGAGTTCAAGAAACTCGTTGATAACCTCTTTAAGGTTCGTGAGCAGTTAAGCAACGCCGATAGCAAACTCGCTGAGTTACGTGTAAATGAAAAGATTCGCAATGGCTATATGACTCCTGAACAGGATGAGGACTTCCGTCTGAAACGCCTTGAGGAATGGTATAACCGTACAACTTCCAATAAAACTGACGAGGAAAAGTATATGGATACCCATGAACTCTATCAGTCTCAAATTGATATTTACAACGAGAGACTAAAGAGACAAAGGGAAAGTCTCATGGATATTCGTAGGCGTGACCAAGAACAGCTTGAGGAATACTACGAACAGCTTGATGATATCCAGAATGGTAAGCACAACGAGAAGGGTGAACTCGTAGAGAAGGGACTTGCTCAATACAAGGGCGACAACACGGATGAGGCCAAGGATAAGATTGCGGAACTCAAGGCAAAGGCCAAAGACCTCAAGGAAAACATTGACCAGCTTTCAAAGCATGGCAGTGAGAACTTCCAGAAAATACAAAAAGAGGTCGAAGAAACAGAAGCGAAAATCCGTGAGATTGCTGAGAAGGACGATGAAGTCACAAAGAATCTCTGGAGCACCATTGAGAGTGATATTGATGATATGTTCTTCGATATTATCAAGCAAGGTAGTTCCTTCAAAGAGTCATGGAAAAAGCTCTGGGATGACGTTGCTAAGATTGCATTGCAACAGATCATGAGAATGACGGTCAACCGTTGGCTGTTCAATGCAAGAACAACGATTGACGATGCAATCAGTAATCGTAATGCAGGGAAGAACGCGGCTGTCAATGCAGGTGTTGGACTTCTTGCAAATAATGCGTCGAGATTCACGGCTACACCAAGGAGATGGACACAGGTTGCAACGGGTAATCGTTATCTTGATATGAGCAACGGTGTACTGAATGGCAATTACTTCCCCATGAAATCCAGTGGTGGAGAACTCGCATCCTCCGTGAACAAGTCTGTACAAGCAACTAGTCAACTCAGTAATGTCACACAGAAAGCAACGGCACTCACCAATGTTTCCAATACGTTGACACAGACCTCTAACCTGAAAGACACAATGAATACAACGGCTGTCCAGACGAATACAGTGACAACTCAGGCACAGACATTGCAGATGCAAGCACTCACCGAAGCAATGCTCATGGCAGGTTCTACGCCATCCATTAGTCTGGGTGGTCATGCTATGGGCGGATTACTGAGCAGAGCGTATGCTAACGGCGGTATGATTCGTGGTGCTGGCACTGGTAAATCTGATAGTATCCTCGCATATCTAGCGGACAAGGACAGGTTCGTTTTTCTTTCTAATGGCGAATATGTCATGACAGCGGAAGCAACGAGCCGCATTGGTAAGGACAATCTGGATGCCATGAATTACGGTGCATTTGCCGATGGTGGTGCGTTGAATCCAACACCATATGTTCCACAGATTTCCCCACGTGTAGCAAAGAGAGCCGAAGGAGTCCGTGTGACGAATCCGAATGCACGCATGGAACAGCTCATGCAGGAGCAGACGGATACCATTAAGAACATGGGTAATTCCGATGGCTCTGGTAATGTCGTTGTACTGAATACACACGCATCCAGTGATGATGTTATGAATGCGATCCAGAGGAACCCAAGAGCGTTCCAATCGATTCTCCATAACCAAAAACGACACGGTTTCCGTTAAGATACTATAGCAAATATGCATAGGAGACATAACCTTCTGTGCATATTTCTATGGTATCTTGAAATAAATGTCCATTGGTATTGCACAAAATATGCTGAGAAAACACATAGAAAAGGCATATAGGCGCATTAAATATGGCAAAAATAGAACATGTTTTAGAACGCTAAGTAAAACTTTGATTAAACTTTTGATTTTGACCGAACAATATGCCCCAAAAAAGACATTATATATAGAGGGGTAAATAAAGAGGGTACTATAGAGTATACATTGAATCTCCATACAGACTTCGTGGATGACAATGGATGAATCCTTAGAGTTAAAACTTTGGTTCCTTCATTGAGATTCACGAGCTAATATGAGAATAATGAATAACCTTTGGGTGGTTTCCTCCTTGATTAAATATTATTTGCTTTAGCAAATGATTTACGTTAGTAAATCTTCTAAAGGTCTGTTTATAAAAACTATTGAATTGAAAATAAGCTATTGAAGAATTGTTGAATAAACTATGAGAAACAAATCATAGGAATCACAACATGAAATCAATAGCTTATTTTGTTTTAATAAGACAAATAGTTCATACAGTGTTTGATTTGCTATCGCAAATACTTACTGACGTAAGTAATCATTTAAACAAGCAGAAGTATTGAACCCTCTATTCAGATAACCATGAATCCATCGAACGACAATGGAAAAACCTTATGTTTAAAACTATAGTTCCTCCATTGGATTCCGATGTATCTCATGGAATATACAATGAAAGGAAGTAGACAATGGCTATTGATACATTTTCATTCGTTCCCTATGGAAAAGTGAAATTGGGTTTCGCATGGTCATCCAATGAATACGAATCAGAGAATGGCACGAAACTCTATTGTCGTAAACGTGTCCATGCAAAGAAAACCTATAGCTTTACCGTGCAAGGCATCCGTGAAGACATGGATAAGCTCATTGCCTTTTACAATAAACATCATGGTCAGCTCAATCCATTCTTCTTTGAATACGATGGAATCAAGGACTTATGCTATTTTACCAATACATTGTCCGTGAAGCAGAAGGTGGCAGCAGGGGAAATTCAAATGTACACCTGTGATATTGGACTGGAAGTAGATGCCCAGCGCGTGTCGTATCCCGACGCATCAACCGATGATATTTTACCATCGCCATACAATGAGTTCACACGATCCATCGATTGGAATGTACAGGTGCTTGAAATGGGAGCTACACAGAGACGCGCAAAGTCCAATAAACCACACGAGAAGCTGAGTGCAACATGGAGTGGCCTGAAAGACGAACGAGATACCATGATTCAACTCTTTAATTCTCATTGTCGTGTCCCGCTCAAGGTCATGTACGACCATAAACTCATCTCTGTTATTCTACCGGATTCTATGGAGATTACAGACTATCGCGAAGGGAAAAACATTGTTGGCTATAGCTGTCAAATGGAGGTGGAAATTGTTTAATGGAAAACGTGAATAAATACATTGGGATTCCACATTATTTTGGCGAATCCTCTTTTTCAAAATGTGATTGCATTGGACTGTGCCGTCTATTCTATCGCAATCATGGGTGGAGTCATCCGATTGATGATGGAAAACCCGTAGACAAAGACCATTTTTCCGAACCTTCTGTTTGGCGTAGATTGTACAAGTATTGTCTACTCAATATGACACAGGTGTATTACGATGAACTGTCCTTTGGTGACTTCGTGATCTTCAAGATAGACGGTGATTTGCACACGGGTATCTACCTTGGCTATGGCGATTTGTTAGCCATGCAGGTTCCAACGGTATACGGTGAGTCCATTTCTACTATCTATCATCGTGCCTGGTGGACACCATTTTTCAAATATGCATTTCGCAAGGAGGGATTGTTTTGATTACATTACCAGTTTCTATGGCAAAGGCAAAAGAATCTGGCAATCCATTTTTCATTGAGTTGTATATCTTACAACTTCGTGATGGTGTCATGCGTATTGCGGCAACCGATGAGAATATCTTGTATAACAACGAAGAATACACCGCTGTTCCATTTCAGCGTGGAGAAATCACGACAAGCATGGATAATCTCACGGACTCCTGCGAGGTAAGTCTCGGTGATTGCACCTATGAAGCACTCAAGTATGTCATCGAGGGCTTTGATTTCCGTGGATGCAATGCCATGATTTTCCGTATCCAATATCCAGATTCACTCAAAGACCCAACGATTGCACAGCCTGTCTTTGCGGGATACATTGATGAACCATCGTATACCAATGGTGAGTTCACGTGTAAGGTCAAGAGCAGACTCCCTGAGATTGAATGTCCTAACCGTAACTTCCGTATGGCGTGCAATAGTGAGTTTGGCGATGCTGAATGTGGCATGAGCCTTGCAGAGGAAACGATGCTTGTACAATCTACAGCGTCCAATGATGTGACACTGGAAAAGAGCCATGACAAAAACTACTGGAAAGACGGTGTGATTTCCGTTGGTGGTGAATCTAGGATCATCACGCAAAGTTCAGGGAATACCGTGACACTCAATGTCAACTTTGTGCAGGACATCACGGGACATTCTGCGACACTCCGTAGAGGTTGCAATAAGACCGTTGAAGCGTGCCGTGCGTTTGGCAACATGAAGCACTACAGCGGTTTCCCTGCAATTCCGTTTGAAAGCAATTATCATTAAGGTGGTGAGAAATTGGATAGATTTGATTTAACAGGGTTGATGACAGAAGAACAAAAGGCGAACGTCCACAAGGCTCGTAATGCCATGTCCGATGGTCATCTTAGGTACTTATATGAACATGCCATGAACCATACCGCAACGTTCGACCTACAGCGTTTTGGACACCATCATGGCAAGTCCGGCGGCAAGATATTCGCAAGCATTGCAGGTTTCATTGTTGGTTTTACAACTCCGTGGCTGTTTGGTGCCAAGGCATTTGCAGCAGGTGTCATGGGTGCATCTTTGTTTGGCTCTGTATGGAGTGCAACGCATCAACAGAATGTGGATTCCAATGGCTCTGCCGATGTTTCCCGCTTTGATAGAGCACAAGAGTCCATGAGTTCAGATGGGCAGATTCCTATCGTATATGGCACACGCCAGATCAGTGGCAATCAGACGTTTCACCAAACGAATGCCGACGCAAATACATTGCACAAACATGTAGTGCTCTGTGAGGGTGGTATTGAAGGTGTTGTGTCTGTCACTGCAAACGATATGATTATCCCTACAGGCTCTCAGACTGGCAACACGGTGTTCACCTTGATGAACAATAAGCATCCAGATGCTCGTGTACGGAAACATGGCTCTGACTTTGACTTGTGGGCAGGAGACAGCCATCATCATATCCATCTGTGTACAAAGAGTGAAGTAGAGAACAGCCATGACACGTACTGGGAATACCAGGTGTCAGTCTCCTCGTTAATCTCGTATATCAATCAGCTGTATGCAGAAGGATGGCAAGCGTTTCCATGTGCTGCCACGAATAATTACCCAGGTGACTTATGGGACGTTGAGGGTGTTGTTTATACGGACACGCCATTCAGTAAAATCTTTGGGAACAACCATCGTTGGCAACAGAAGAACTATGTAGCACTAGATGCAACACATGGTTTCGTCAATTTCTGTGCAAGTACTGTCCGTGGCGGTACAAGTTACACATTCCACGACGGTGACACTCCAGAGAACTATGATACCGTTGGCGGTTATCCTGCGATGGCGTGGCTCGACATGAATTTCATTGTTTCCAATGAACTCAACGGTAATCCTAGCGTGTCTGCTGTAGTCATGGGCAAGAAGGTATACGATACTCGTACAAAGAAAACAGCATATAGCACTAACCCAGCCATGTGTCTGCGTGACTTTATGCTGTCGAAACGCTACGGATTAGGCCGTTGGATTTCCTCTGACGATCTTGATGAGGATTCATGGAATAAAGCAGCAGATTACTGTGATGAAGAAATCAGTTTCCTTGATGCATCCGGTGCTATCGTCAAGGCAAAGCGTTTTGAACTCAACATGGTCATTGACCAAAAAAGTAACGCATTGGGTTGGTTACAGGAAATCCTTGCAAACTTTCAGGGTTATCTTACGCTTACCAATGGCAAATTCAAACTTCACATTGAAAGCCAAACGGACATCTCGTACAAATTCAATGACGATAACTGCTCTGACCTGAGTGTTACGCCATTGAGTCTGAATGATACCCCGAATAAATACGTTGTGAAAATCATTGACCCGCGTAACAACTGGACAACGGTTGCTTGTAATGTTGAAGATTATGCTGACCAAAAGGAACGCCAGAAGATAATCACCAAGGAAGTCAACCTGAATGGCACGACATCTCAATATCAAGCATTACGATTAGCACGTTTTTACCGTGACCAAAACCTTGCTTGTCCATTGACTCTTTCGTGGAAAACAGGTATCAACGGTATGCACCTTGAACCGGGCGATGTTGTAACCATTAGTTATCATGGTGTATTTACGGAACTTCCTGTGAGAATCACGGAGATCAAACAGGATGACGATGGTAAATTCGACATCACTGGCCGTCAGTACAACGATACTATCTATGGCGATGCGTTAGGCGGTGGCATACATTGGTATAACTACACAGATACGACACAGACCGTCGAGAAGCGTACTCCGTCGAATCCAGTGAACCTCAAAGCATATACGCAGTATAGACGGTACGAAGATGGTACAACGGGCTATGACGTTATCTGTTCTTATGAGCTTCCCCAGAGATACGATGTAGAGACAGGGTTGGTTTACTATAAGACCAATCATATGACTGCTGCTCAAATTGGGACATTCAAACAAGGCGAAGTTGTTGACTCTGTTGGCTTATCGAGAGAATGGATATATGCAGGAGATAGTCCTACAAAAATCGTTATCCCTAATGCAAAGGTTGGCGATGTCTATGAGTTCCGTGTGCAAAGCCGTACAACTGACGGTCTGATTTCATCGGAAGCATCTGCACCAACAGTGACTATTAAGGTGACGGCAAAAGAGACTGTACCTTCGCAGCCATACAATCTCACCTACGATTTCACGAGCGCTTTTACGTTTAAGTGGTCGGATGTCCCTGATTCTGATGTAATGTACTATGAAGTTCGCACGGATACAAACGTTGGCTCTCCTGTAGGATTGCTTGGTAAAACACAGTCCACTTCTATCGATGTGAATCTGATGGAACGCAAAGGAACAGTCTATGTATATAGTGTGAATACGCTAAAGAAATATAGCTATCCTGCGAAAGTAACATACAATTATCCAAAGCCAGATGCACCGAGCTACATTCACTTCACCGAAGCACTACGCGGTGTTAATGTTCTGGTTGCTCCGTTCCCTGCTCGTGTCAAATCCATGCGTCTCTATGTAGAAGGACATAACATTTCTAAGTCGTTCGATTTGAATAATGCATCGTATACATTCAACGGCGAACCTGATATTTACAATTTCTGGGCTTCTTACGTTGACATGATGGGCGAAGGATACACATCGGTAAAATATGCTTATACGATAAAACCAGAGATGAATCCTGAGTGGCTTAAAGATGAAGCAATATCGCTCAAGAAAGTCGATAAGGAAATCCAAGATGCCGTATCAGATGCACAACAGGCTATTCCGAGGCTCGATGGAGTAGACAATGACATAGCCGATATCAACAATGATATATCCGATATCAACAATGATATATCCGTGGCTAAATCTGACTTAAACAATGATATAGCAAATATCAACAACAAGTTAAACCTGTCTCCATCGGACGCGAATGGATATAAGTCAATTCAAGAGCTAAACAAAAAAGACGGAAAGTTAGAATCAATAATTGCCACCAATAAGTCTACACAGGATGGTGTTAATCAAGAGCACGCATCATTAATTTCGCAAAATGACAGTGCTATTAAATCCGTTGTACTGAACCTTAACAACACCGACCCATCTAAGAGTGCATACAAGTCTATATCACAGTTATCTCAAACCGCTAACGAAATAAAGTCTACTGTTCAGACTAACAAGACAAACTCAGACAGTGCCATTTCCCAAGTATCGCAAAAGGCTGACAACGTAAAGGTAACTATCGAGAATAATCTTAACAACACTGACCCGTCTAAGAGCGCGTATAAGTCTATTTCACAGCTCAAGGTTGATATCAATGGATTGACATCTACAGTACAGAGCAATAAAAGTGCTACAGATACTCAGATTTCCCAAATCAAACAAAATGCAAATTCATTGAGTTCTACTGTGCAAAACTATCACACCGATGCTAACAATCAGATTTCTGGGCTGTCGTCGCGCATCACGCAGAATGCCAATAGTATTACATCGGTTGTCACAAACCTCTCCGATTCGACCAAAGCAAAGAAAAATTACAGTGCTATCGCTCAATTGGATAACAATATTGCACTAAGAGTGTCTAAAAATGATGTTATCAATCAAATCAATATTAGCAAAGAATCTATTCTCATCGACGGCAAAAAGATACATATCACTGGCGATACTCATTTTGACAATAATGTCGTTGTACGTGGCATGATAGCCGCAGGAGCTATTACTGCTGATAAATTGAGTGCTAGTACAATGGAACTCACTGCTAATCAGGGGATTAAAGGCGGCGGCGCAACACTTGATACCAATGGCCTTACTGTACGTGGCAATGATGGTTCGTATGTTGTACACGGCTCAAATGGTATGGAATTTCACGACGGTAATGGCAATACTTTTGCAATGGTCGGCGCAATGGTCATGGGAACGGTAAAAGATGGACAATGGATTAAATTTACAAAACCGTGGAAAAATGCGCCGAATGTCATTATTACACCAATTAGCCTACAGACAGCTATCCCGGGGTATAATAGCACAAATTTGTATTTAGATTGCAGAGCGCAGAATGTGACAAACAATGGGTTCCAAGCGGTTTGCCGCACGGTCCTTAAGGCAGGGTCTGGCAGTAGTGTTCCTGTAAATGCATATATAGAAAACGTAGATGGCAATGTAGAGCTACGGGAAGGCAATCTGACTACCGGTTGGAGTTCTTCTCGCGATAGCGAGAATTATTATGGAACAAAGACATCGAGTAAAACAATAGAAGTACCAGAAGATGCGACAGAAACGTCTATAGTAATAAAAGTAGATGTTGTAGCTTATGGAAGCACAACAACCGACAATGAGAATAATGTCCTTAGAAGGGGCAGTAATTTAACAGTGTCATTATCTGTATTCAAGGATAATAATGTTATTAAACAACAAACATTAGCTAACCTTTCAAGCATGGGTGGTGACCAGTCCACTTCGTACACGACAACAGTCAAGATTAACCAAAGTGGCACGATTAAATTACAAGTAGAGACACATCTTAATCCTAAAGATAGTTACGGCCATCATGTTGCCAGCAGTGCTTCTATTCGTTCGAGAATATCCCTATCTTCTTATTCTTTCAATACCACAGCAGACGTACCTCTTGCTTCTGGTAATGCATTTTTCCTGTGTACAGACCAGCATAACAGCCCATACACAATCAGTAATAGTTAATAAAATAAGGATGTGATATAAATGCTAAATGCGGGATTCCAATATTTAGAACAGCGTGATGCCAATGATACAATAACGAAAGACGGTGTAGTGGGCAAGAATAGCCCTTTTGCTACATCAGATAACAGCGGTATCTATGACATTATCGCTGAGGATTTACGATGGTTAAAAGAGAATATCGATGATGTAAAAGATACTTCCGATTTGATTGCCATCAAACAGTCTGTGACTGATATGTATAACACCATGAAGAACGATTCTTCTTTTGGTGAGGCAACAGCCAAAGCTCAAGCAGAAGAAGCAAAGAAGCAAGCACAGGCCGCTGCCGATAGTGCATCACAGGCAAAAACATATAGCGACAAGGCCATTGCCGTTAGTACAACTATTAGTGAGATACAGGAATATCTCAAACAAATCGATGCACTGCAAAAGCAAACAGCTGACAATGTTACTATGGCAACTAATAGGGCCAATAGCGCATCTACTAGTGCTTCTAATGCCAAGACAAGCGAGACCAACGCTAAAAGCTCTGAGACAAATGCAAAAGCGTATTATGATGATATTACAAATAAGAGTACAGAAATCAATAATACCATTGCAGAGATTAAGACTTATATCGAGAAAGTAGAAAAACTCAATGCCTCCAATAAGGAACTGGAACAGTCTATTTCTGACTATTTAACCGTAGCAACAAATAAGGCGAACGAAGCATCAGATAACGCATCGAAAGGTGCAAAGAGCGCATCGGACGCCGCTACAAGTGAAGCCAATGCAAAAGTATCTGAGACGAATGCATCATCTTCTGCAACTTCTTCGGCAACATCAGCTAAATCTTCTTCCGATTCGATGAATTTATCAAAAGCATGGGCTGCTTCAATAACTTCCCCTGATAATGTAGCTGACTCTAATAGCTCTACTGGTAAAACTCAATCAAGTAGAACATGGGCATTATATTCTAAAGATAGAGCAACTGCAGCAAAGGCTTCCGAGGACAAGGCGAAAACCTCTGAAACCAATGCGGCTAAGTCTGCATCTAGCGCGTTGACATCGGAGACCAATGCAAGCGCATCGAAATCTAATGCAGCTGTATCTGAATCTAACGCTAAGTCATACATGGATACAGCAAAGGAATACATGCAGAAAGCCCAAGAAGCACTTGCAGCAGCACAGGCAATTCAATCCATTGTCGATACAGCGAAGGCTAATGCAGAGAAATCTCTGGCCGATGTAGAAGCAGCGAAAGAATCATTGTCTAAGATAATTACTTATCAAGGTTCTGTAGATAATTACTCCGATTTGCCGACAAATCCACAAGTAGGTTATTCATATAACGTGAAGAACGCTGATAAGGCACATGGTGTAAATGCAGGAGATAACCTTGTCTGGAACGGCGAGAGCTGGGATAACCTTGGTGGTTCCGTAGATATGAGTCTGTTTGCAGAGCTTGGTAAGGACGTCAGGTTCAACAGCGTGACTGCAACTACCCTTACCGGTGATTTGAAGGGCACAGCAACAAAAGCGACGCAGGACGGTAATGGTGCGAATATCGTAAACACATATGCCACTAAAGCAGAATTGTCAGCGAAACAAAATACTCTAACCTTTGATATAGCTCCTACGGCTAATTCCAGTAATCCAGTGACAAGCGATGGCGTTAAGAAATATGTAGATTCTGCCTTAGCCGCTCTCATCGATGCAGATGATAAGAGTTATTGAGGAGGTAAGATATGAGTAAAGTATTAGTAACGGAACAATACCTGACAGATATAGCTAACGCTATACGCGCTAAGAACAGCTCTACCGACAAAATAAAAATAACAGATATGGCTGATACTATTACAAATATTGATACACGGAAGAGCATCACGGTTATCCAGAAAGAACATCAAACATTGACCATAACGTCATCCGGCAGAGGTTTATCTTCTTCGGCAGATACGTCGGGCAATACAGTTTATAGAACAGAATATCAAGACAGCATAGACATTTCACTTAACCCTGATAGTGGCTATAATACAGGAAAAATTACAATCAATGGAACTGAAATAGAAGGTTCAGAAACTACAAATGGAGGTTTTATAAAAAATAACGTTACAATAACTAATAGGATGATTATCAGTGCCACTGATGCTACATTGATTCCTGCTCTTACTTTTACCGATGTTAGTCTGGCTTTGAGGGGTAGCGGTCAAATGCCTATGTTTGTCCTTTATGGCTTCCAGGTGAAAACACAGTCTCCAGATACGCCAGAAATAACTTATGTTACAGTTAATGGAAAAGAACTCTTTCTTGGAGTAAAAAACCATTATTCCAATTGCAACGTTTCTATTACAGTTACGGTAGGAACTAAAACGATTTCAGAAACAGTACAGCTTTCTTATGTCAGAGATATTGGCATGGGCGCTGACGTGGTGGCCGGTGAACTAAGCGAAAGTTCTTCTCTTGGCAAATGCTTGATAGAATGTTCAACGAACAAAACAGAATGTAATTTAGCTATCAAAGTAGTGCCTTAACATAATCTATATTTTACAGTTTATCCCAATCGACGAGCTGTTATTTTTTTACTTTTGATGAATAGATGACCGTGGCTACTTCTATGTCGTATGCGAATGAGAGAAGTAATTGAATAGGAGTGATGTATTTTGTTCAATATCAAAGAAAACAAGGTAGTCTATCAGTACGATGCAGATGGTGTATTGCTGAAAGCCATTGTACTCGATGCGACAGACCGTGCAGAGAACGGTGATTGGATTTATCCGACACGCACAACACCAGTTGTCCCTCCTCTCTCTAAGAAAGGCTATGAGCTGGTATGGAAGAATGGTGCATGGCAATACCGTGTGTACACGCCAAAGCCGCTCAAGACCGATGAGCAAATCGAGAAAGAGGAATATGAGTCCATGCAGAAGGAATGCATTGATAACCTCAATGTGGCTATGCTGAGAAACGACGATAAAGCCGTTGCGAGTGTACGGAAGGACTATGCCGATTTGCAGGAATACTATGGAGAGAATTGAATGGAGTGATTTGATTGGCTAGAAAGAAATTTACATTACCGCCGAGATGTCCGTACTGCGCTCATAAGCTCCGTGCGGATGGTACGTGCCAGAATCCAGAGTGTGTTATTGGATATGTACCGGAAACAAAAGAGGAGACAGAAGAAACGCCAAACACGGAAAGTAAATGATGGAACCAAATGATGTTGTGAAGATGCTAGAGAAGCTCAGTGACATTTCTGAGCGTCTAGCGAAAGTCGAAGTAATGCTCAGTGAACGGTCACGCGCAACAAGTGAGATCGTGGAGACACTAGAGCAGCACGAAGAGCGTATCCGTAATCTGGAACAATCAGATACCGAGATGTTCACCACGAAGAACCTCTTTGTGTGGGGTATTGCTACTCTCATTGCATTGTGGGGGGTATTCCGTTGAAGGACAAGGTTTTGCAATTTGGGCGATGGGCAGAATCCAATCACATGACGTTGATATACCTTGCAGGGGCATGGGTATTGGCGCTATTGTCATTGTGGAGTCTGTCTATTTTATTGTGTTTTTGGCTTAATGGACTCTTTGGCTATCACTTTGAGTTGAATGTTGGTATCAGTGGCATTGCAACGATTGCTACGGCAGGTGCTACGGTATATGGCATTGCTAGAGCTGCACAGGCAAAGTATAATACCGACAGTACCGTGAATACGCCAATGAGTATCATGCCATACAGGGGAGGTAATAGTAAATGAGACAAGTTACCGTAGAGGAAATCAGAGAGATGGCAGAGAATTGCCGTGAATCCATCTGGGGACAGGCACAGACATACGGTAGAGAACCGAAGATTTACTTGCACTGGACAGCAGGGCATTACGGTCAGTATTACCTGAATGACTACCATATTGCCATTGACGCTGACGGTTCTATCTATGTAGACCATGACCTTGACGAGGTTCTTGCACATACATATCATCGGAATAGCGGTGCGGTTGGCATTACACTTGCATGTTGTGTCGGTGCTACATCTGACGATCTTGGCAGTGAACCACCAACGAATGCACAGATTGAAGCGATGGCACAGGTCATTGTCGCTGTAGCAGACGGACTCTGGTTGACTATTGATAAGAATCACGTGTTAACACACGGTGAGGCCGCGGATAATGAAGATGGGATTTATCCGCATGATCCGTATGGCCCGAAAGCAGATTGCCAAAGATGGGATTTGGAATACCTGGGAACCAATGAATCCCCTTCGTTCAATCCGTATGCAACTGACGGTAGCCGTGGCGGAGATGTACTGAGGGGGAAAGCAAACTGGTATCGCAATCAGGAGGTATGACTATGGAGAATGTCAAGGGATTCCTTGTTGACCACTGGAAGCTCATTGTGACGTTTGTTTTTGTCATCGTCGTATCCTTTGTCTGTGGATGGAAGGCTTGTGTTCATTTCAATAAGAATGTCGTAGAGGTTCCTGTGACAAAGGTCGAAGTACGAGAAGTGAAGGTTCCGGTGGAGACAGAAGCAAAGACACAGATTCAGTATGTCGAAAAGGAAACGCCACAGGATGCCGATGTGCAGATCACGAAGGAACCGCCACAGGTTGTCGTGGACTACAATGGACAGCAGACAAAATTTGATACATTAGACAATGAGACGCAGAAGTTTGACAAGGGGAAACTACAGGTTGACCAGACATCTAAGGTAACTCTTGATGTTACACCGATTGTACAAAAGGAAGTACAAACGGCAGTTGACCAGAATACCAAGGAACTGACCAAGGCAAAAGATAATGAGGTTGCCAAGGTTAAGTCCGACGAGAAGAAAAAGAGACACAAGCACGAGATCGGTGCATTCATTACAGGTGCAGGGGTTGGCGCATTGGGTGTCCTTCTCTTCTAATATATACAGGGAGTTCATCAGTAGAAATACTGGTGGCTCCCTGCTTTTTTGTTGTCTACACAAAATTTCCATTGACAATCATGGTTATACGATGTATACTGAGTATTGTCATAAGGAGGTGATCTTGAGATGCGTTACTTGAAGTTCGTTATTAATGGCATCGAGAATGTGAAGTCATTTAAGAACAGTGACTCATCCCCAGAGGTCGGTGTATTCCAATACGGTGAGCATAAGATTAAAATATCTGAATGTTCGTACAAAGAAAAGTATTGTATCTGGCGTAGAGGAAAGAACAAGTACACCGACGTTATATCACGGTTCTTGCAGGAGGTGAAATGATGAATGACCTACGAGATAAATTCAGAGATATACACAATGGGTTAGTAGAGCTAGATGGCTACTTGTCGGGGATGAAATTCAACTGTTGCTATGAGTACCGTGAGTGCCATAAGTGCTTGGCGTACAAAGACAATGAATGTTCTTATGAACGCGCTATGAATAAGCTAGAGAATATTCTTGTTAAAGTCAATCATATATAGAGGTGATTTCATGACAGAAGAATCAATTACATTCATGTTTGTTTTTGGATGTGTTACGGTATTGTCGGCACTTTCCATGTATTTCATCTATCGAATTGAAAGGGGTAATGACTAATGGATTTCTGGAAATACAATATTGGTGACGAGATACGAATCAATAGTACGATTGATGGGAAGCCAACAGGTAGAGTCTTCACATGCAAGGTGGTTGATAGATACATAAAGAGACCAACCTTAGGCTTTGTTTGGAAGTCTACGATGCTGGATAGGTGTTATGTACTCTATGCCAATGATGGTAACCTGTATAACAAGAACGAATCCGATATCAATGAGCTAGCATGGAAATGCAATGGCATTGTTATAAGAAAATATGATAAGCATAAGGGGAGTAGTAATATGAAGTACAACATAGGCGATGAAATCCGTTTTGAAAACGAAGTATACAGGATAGACGATATAGTAGATGGTAACTATATTATTCACGATGAGATTCATAGACTATATTTCTCTATACCATGCCAAAAGATAGACACACAAGCTACGCCTATCAAGAAGGGCATTGCTGAGTCTGCAAAGAAAGAGAACGATTCTGCCGTGAACCATCCGTCTTACTATCAGGGTAAGATTGAGGTCATTGATTTCATCGAGGACAAGCACCTTGGATTCAACCTTGGGAATTGTATCAAGTATATCAGTAGGTGTCATTTGAAGCATAAGGATAACCCAGTCGAAGACCTCAAGAAAGCTCGTTGGTATCTTGATAGGGAAATAAGAAACATGGAGAATCACAATGAATAACCTGAAACGTAAATACAATATCTATAGTAGTGCTTGTCCTAGAATGGACTTGGCAACACATAGGAATGACCGATGGAGGCTACTGCTGCGACTACAGAGAACACGTAGATTATATCGCGTGTCGGTTGTCATAGGGGGTGTTCCATGTCATTTCTATGAATATGCATTTAGTAAAGAAGCTATCTACCGTGAGTACGATCACTTGTCTACTGCAAAAGTAGAGGAGATCAAGAAATGAGTAATTGTGATTTCAGTGTTCCCTATAAAATTACGTGGACAATCCCATGTAGTCCCAGTAGTGGTAGTGTTTACATTGGCTGCTATAGTCTGTTCAGGAGGTATTGAGATGCTCGAAAAGATTAAAAGAGAGATAGCGTATATCAGGGCAAGGCAATATGGATTCAAAACGGCAATTACCATTGATGGCAAAGAGTACCTTGAAAATGAAATATATGCCGATGGCGAGTACACGGTGTATCCTGAGTCACTCGAAGACCAGCTCCAAAAACTTGTCCCTTGCATAGATATTGAGTTAATCGAGGAGCTTGTTGAGAACGCAAAGAATGCCGTAACACCGGATGATACTAAGAACGTACAGGATGCATGGGATGCGTTTGTAAGGATTCAGGAGGATAAAAAATGAGTAGAAGGATATGCTATGACTTAAACGGAAATGAGATTTATAATGATGCACCAACATATGCACAAGAGCAGCTTGCAGATATTGAACGCCGCAGAACTGCAAAAGACGAATCGTCGAACGAAAGCATTGATGAGCTGAAAAGTCAAATTAAGAAGTACCAGATGGCACTTGAGTTAGCGAGTGCTGACATACTGAAATACAGCGAAGAATGCGTTGAGGAGTGTGATGTTTGTCCAGAGCGAGCCTATTGTGAAGCACACAAGCATGACATGACCCTTTTTGATTGTGGCGACGTATTCTTAGAGTCATGGAAAGAGAAAGCGGGGTTGTCTTAATGAGATTAATCAAGAAAATCCTCTGTAGTATCTTTGGCCACAAAAAGCCTTATGCCGTGACAGCATACAGTATCAGCGTGTATCCTATGTCTGTCGAAGTTGAAATCTATGAGGTGAGTATTTGCCAGCGGTGTGGCCGTATCTCTACCAATCGCATTGACTGGTACGAAAAATACAACTGGTACACTACACGTATCGCCAAGACAGAAGAAGAAAAACTCAGGAAACAAGGTGCAGTAATGCTAACGGAAGCGTACAAGGAACTCAGGGGGGGGTATAAATATGACCATCACAGCTTTGTTTGGAACATTACTAGCGATTGAATTCGTAGGAGATATTTGCTATAGGACTTTCTATCGTATGGTCGGTAGAAACAAGTATAGGGTGGGTGATATTGTTTGGATTAGAGTAAACGATGTTTTGGAGATTGCAGAGGTAATCAGCATTACATGGCGGTGTCACTACCGCAATGAATACGGTGCTAAACCTGAGTATCACGTCAAACTACTCAATGAGGTTGGTCAGTATTGGGACTTTGAGCAGTCTGAAATCCTGTGCAAGTTTAATGGAAAGGACGAGAAGAAACAATGAAATTATCCGGTAAGGAAATTAATGATAATTTAGATGAACATAAGTCTCAATTCAAAACAGACGCAGATACCTATAAGGAGATGTTTGAAGATGTGGCGCGTCGGATAAACTGTAATAAAAATCCTGCTGTGCGATGCGTGTTCTGGCAAAAGTTGTGGTTATTCTCTAAGAACTTCACTTGGGATTATGTTCAGCATGACTTTGATAAGGGCATTGATTGTTTCAAGGAAGATATAGAGCTTGATATATTAGATTACGACGAGTAACATATCGAAGAAAAAATACAGAGAATGGAGAACGAAAATGACTGTTGATTATATTGAAAAGAGAATGACGCCATATGACTACGAGACTAAGATTTCTATTGATGGCCGTGAATGCTCAGAGCATTGCATTCGTAGAATCAATGGAAGGGTAACGGAGTATTTCGTGGATGGGTGCACTTTTAACGATGTGTTTAGCCGATTGTTTCCTAGTGTCAAGTCATCACATATCACCGCCCTTGTCAATGCAGTCCGTAGATGTAACAATGATTTCGGAGTGAATGACGTACAGGAGATACTGGAATATGTTGAGAGGTTGAATTTCAATGAATAAATTCTATGAGAATCGACAGGACGAATTAAAGGCTGCTCGCAGCAAGGTAGATGAAGTCCAGAGTAAGCTGTGTAATGTCTATGAATGCCATGACTGCCCAATGAGAGGCACACAGGGGTGTTTCTTAGATAACGCGATGGCTAAGATAACCAGTGTCATTTACCGATTAAGTACCCCAAAAAGACTAGTTTATATTGCCGCTAATGGGAGGGTATACAATTCCAAGGAAGAAGCAATGGAGGATATGTATAAACATGAACAATCTAAAACGCAAGGCTAATATTATAGACCATTCCATTCCTTATGGTGCATTTGGGTGCGTGAAACACAAGAATGACCGTTGGAGACTTGTGAATCGCGCCATGAAAACACGTAGATTGTACAAGGTGACATACAAAGAGAAGTGTATGGGAGAATACATTACATTCATTATGTATGAGCATGACTTGTCTAAACAAGCTGTATATGATAGGTGGAAAGACGAAGATAACATGGATATTATTGAGGTAGTAGAAGTAGAATGACAAACTGTGACTACAGTGTCCCTTATGGTGTTGCATGGGTTATCCCATGTTCACCATATAGTGGCGCAATATACTATGGGTACTACACATTGTTTTGGAGGTATTGAGATGCTTGAACATATCAGAAAAGAAATTTCATATATTGCCCATGATTATTATCGGTTTGACCTTACACTTATGATTGATGGCAAGGAATACGCAGAGACCGAAACATGCACCGACGGAGAGGTGTCTAGGCTTGCTCCACTTGAAGGCCAACTTCATAAGCTCGTCCCTGATGTAGACATTAACCTCATTACAGAGTTCCTTAATTATGTCGAGAATACCAATACATCATCCGAGGGCTTTGGCAATGTACAGAAGATGTGGGATGAAATTGTCAGCACTCAGGAAACCACTCACAATGCCGATAAGTTCAAAGAGTTAGGCCGTGTCATCGCAGAGGCTCGTGATACCATCTCTAAGAAGGGCGGAAGCATCTGTAATATATACGCGACGCTAACTGATTGCCAGAAATGTCCATTCTACAACGGTAAAGAGTGTAGACTCGGTTCCGCACTTGCTTCGTTGAAGGCATTGCAGGACGCGTGTGCTGTAAAGGGAATGAAGAAATGAACGCTGTGAATGTCAATAAGATTCAAGGAATCCACGGTGGTAAATTCACCCACACGAAACCCAGCGGGATGACCGTACACGATCTTGTATGGGAACTACAGAAATATCCATCGGATGAAATGGTATATATGTACACAGAAAATGGCGACATGGTACATGTATGCCGTGTTATGAAGGATAAGCGGAGGTTGGTTCTGTTTTGATTACAGGGTTTATCTTTGGATGGCTAGGGTCATCTATCACGATTCTGTTGATACTATTGTTATTCTATGGAGGTACACGGAATGATTAATTTAATAACAGTGGTAGCCGCGATTCTCATTATTCTCAACGTTTGGGATACCATTTCATCATGTCGAGTCAAGAAGAATAAGTATGAGATCAATGAATATGTCTACGTGAAGACAATAGGAGGACCATTGTTGGCTAGGATTGATGGTGTATTCTGGGAAAGCAGTGTTCCCCATTTGATTGATGGTCCTGTTTATAACATCTATTATGTGGACGCCGAGAAACATGTTCGCCTTCCAGAGAGCGCTATCCTCTGCAAGTTCAAAGGGGAGAGGTTGATTACCAATGAGTAACGGTGGTTATCAACGGCCTATTATGAAGGTTCCCGGTGAATTTTCATGGGCAGTTGTTCAGTTAATCAAGTGGCGGGACAGTGTGGATGACAGGAGAAAGGCAATGGCTATCCAACGAGTCATCGACAAGAAGATACAGTGGGCAAAAGAACACCATATGGGACAGTCATTGTATATGTATTGCGTTGGTTGTAGATATGATTTGTATGGAAGGAAGTGGGGCAAATGATGCATCTCATTGAGTCGTACATTGATTGGTTTGTGCTTGCAATCGTTATTGGCTTTGGCTTTGAGCTTGGCGGTGCGCTATATCATGTTGTAGTCCATAAGATTCACAAGGAGTAAAACAATGTATATCTCACTACATAACCATAGCGATGGTAGTCTACTTGATGGTTATCAAACTGTACAAGAAATGGTAGCACGTGCAAAATCATTGGGTATGTCTGCAATCTCCCTAACTGACCATGGTACTATGCGGAATACCATCCGCTTCTACGAGGAGTGTCAGAAAAACGACATCAAGCCTATTGTTGGCTGCGAGTTCTACTTCTGTCCCGATGTGAACATTAGGGATAAGTCACTGACGCATCACTTAGTCATCCTTGCGATGAACGATGAAGGATATATGAACCTCAAGAAGCTCGATACATTCGCGTATAATGAGGATTCGTACTACTACAAGCCTAGAATTGACTGGGAAGCCCTACGGGAACATAACGATGGACTCATTTGTTTGTCTGCATGTATGGCATCTATTGTCAACACAGAGAATGGTGAAGAGTGGTTCAAGAAATACAAAGAGCTATTTGGAGATCGCTTCTATGCAGAGATTCAGCCGCTCAACATCGAAAAACAATGGGAGTACAACGACAAAGTCATTGAGTTGGCAAGGAAATACGATGCTCCCCTTGTTGTAACAACAGATGCTCACTACTCTATCCCAGAAGACAAACCATATCATAGTCATTGGATTCGCATCAACGGCAACCAGTATCACGATGACGAGAACTATATCTGGTCAGAGGACGAGATACGGAACACAAGGTGGATTCCACAGGATGTCATTGAGGAATGTATCGAGAATACATCTCGCATTGCAGAGAGATGTAACGTCACAATCCCCGACTCTGGTAGTCACTATCCAAAGTATCCTTGTTCTAATCCAAAGGGAAAGGTAAGGGAAATCTGTAGGAGTCACTGGAAGAAACTTGTGCCGAAAGGGAAGTACAAGGAATACGCTGAACGCTTTGAGATGGAGATGAAAGACCTCGAAGCAACGAATTACCTTGAGTATCTACTGATTATCTGGTCTGTGTTGAGTTGGTGCAAGGAACAGCATATCCCGATCGGGGAAGGTAGAGGATCGAGCGCCGGATGTCTCGTTGGCTATCTCATGGGCATCCACAAGATTGACCCGATAAAGTATCACACGGAGTTCTTTCGGTTCTGCAATAGAGAAAGAAGGTCCCCTGCGGACGTTGATAGTGATCTCTCTACATTAAACCGTGGACGTGTCATTGAACACGTCAAAGAGATGTATGGCAACGTCTGCAAGGTACAAACACTGGGGTACACAAAAGACCCTGATAAGCCAAGCGCAGGCAAGGAAGCTGTACTAAAGGCATGGCAGGCACTCTTCAACAAGTACAAAGACAATGCCCCTATGGTTCCTTGTGAAGAGCAGGGTGGCCTTATGATTGACCCGTCATGGGAATACAATCCGAAGTTCAAGATTGCAGCATCGAAGTTTGTCGAGTCTTCTATTGATGATTTACAGGCTGCTCATATTTCACTCAACGACGAGCAGAAAGCAGAACTCATTGATGTAGCAAAGCATTTCTGTGGACGTATTGACAAAGTTGGTATACACGCATCGGCTGTCCTTGTTACCCCAGATGACATCGTAAACTATACACCTGTAGAGGGGTGTAATACCAAGAACAAGGCTACGGGAGAGCGTGAATATATCCGTATTGCCTGCTACGACTTCCATGAACTGGAGCAGCGTGGCAATCTTAAACTGGATTTGCTTGGACTCAATACGTTAGACCTCATTGACAAATGCATGAAGTACATCGGCAATGACATGAATCTCGATGACATCCCAATGGATAATGAAAAGGCATATGCAATGTATTCCAACGGCAACCTCGATGGCGTGTTCCAGATGGAGTCTCCTGGTATGCGTAAGGTGGCCAAGGAATTGCACGTATCATGCTTTGATGACGTTGCGGCATTGGTCGCTTTGTACCGACCAGGCCCTCTTGATTCAGGGATGATGCAGCAATATATCGACGGAAAGAATGGTGCTACTATAGACTATCTCTGTAATGTATATAAAGAGGTCACGAAGAATACCTTCGGTGTCATTGTCTATCAGGAGCAGTGCATGAAACTTGCTATGAAGATGGCAGGGTACTCATTGGGCGAAGCGGATATGCTACGGAAGGTCATTGGACGCAAGGAGATGACAAAGATTGATGCTGCGGTCAAGGAGTTCATCACACGCTGTATGGAAAATGGCTATTCCAAGGAGATTGCAGAGAAGGTCGGTATGCAAATCAAGGCAGCAGGAAGGTATTTGTTCAACAAATGTTTGAGTGGCCGTGAATATATTGTCACACATACAGGGGCAAAAACAAAGCGGTCTATCTGTGAGCTGTACAGATTCTTCCACGATGACGAGTACAACAAGCACCAACTTGACCCGTGGGGTGTTCATGGCATTAAGGCTTGCTCAATGGATAACGATGGCAAGATAGTAGAGAATTATATCGTTGACGTTAGAGAGTCTGGTGTCATGCCTGTGTTTATCCTTGAGACTGAATTGGGCAAACGAGTGAGGTGTACGTTGAACCATAAGATTCCGACACCACATGGAACAAGGCTATTGGTAGAGTTATCCGTAGGAGACAGCGTATATGTGTCTGACGTATTGGATACACATATCGAGAGCGTAGCATCCATTACCCATGAGTGCGATGAGATGTGCTACGACGTTGAAATGGACAATCCATACCATAACTTCGTAACTGGCAATGGAATTATTGTATGTAATTCTCACTCTGTAGCCTATGGGCGGCTCTCGTATAAGACAGCGTATCTCAAGGCGCATTACCCTGCTCAGTTCATGTGTGCATTGCTGAACACGAAGAATGATAATCAGGAAAAGGTCATTCCGTATCTTGCGAATTGCAAGGAAATGGGTATCAGGATTCTTCCTCCTGATTTCTCTAAGGGGAACAAGGAATGGCAGATTGAGGGCGAAGCCATTCGTGTCGGTCTTACGTACATCAAGGGTGTTGGCAAGGAATTAACCTTATCTGTTCAAGAGGAAACGAACTGCGACTATTGCTCTTTAACCGATTGGAACAGCATTGTCGAGCACAACAACAGCGATGTCGTTAAGGGACTCATTCAGGCAGGAGCATTAGACTTCCTCAATAAATCCCGTGGATGGATGATGAGCAATCTGTCGAATACAAAGAAGTACGTAAAACGGTTACAGCAATGCAGGGAGCGCATTGGCTTCTATCGAGATGGGTATGAGAAAGCCGTGAACGACAAGGAAAGGGCACGGGCATTGCGGATGGCGAACCAATGGACAGAGAAAAGGAACAACGCAGAGTTTGTCGAATGTAAGGAAGGACACTACGACAAAGCAGCAGGAGAGATTGCAACACTAGGGTTCTCATTCTCTAAGGTTCCAGGTGTCCTCTGTGGTGTAGCATCGTCTGTCCATGAGATCACGACGAAGAACGGCAACAAAATGGCACTGGTTACGTTCAAGACAGAGGATTACGGCACTTACAAGGGTTCTATTGCTCCATTCCTGTGGGGGCATGGGAAAACACGGTATGGACGTAACAAGCTCTTTGTTGAGCAGGGAAAGACATATGAGTTCATGATGAAGAAAAATAAACAATACATGGATATTGTTGATGTAAAGGAAGTGTGCTAGACTATGGTATATACAGTCAAAGATGTTGCAAGGATACTACAGATTCCTGAGTCAACCGTGTATGAGTACATTCGTAACCATGTTATTCCGTCGTTCAAGATAGGGAAACATGTACGGGTTCGTAAAGATGACCTTGACGAGTGTATTGAGAGGTTGATGAAGTAAGCACTTTTAAGCAATCGTGAATCATCTACAACCCTTGCAATACAATGGATTGAGGTGTTTGTTATGTTGTTGCTTTTAGATAATTAGCAACATTTATGACTGTATCAGAATAACGCAAAACCCCTATGGTTACTAGATTTGTAGCTATAGGGGTTTTCTGGTTTTTATGGAGGTTATTCTGTTTTTCTGGTGTTTAAGCACTTTTTAAGCACTAGCT